AACCTTGGCAGGAACTACAGGTGGTTATCGTTTTCTCTTCAATGCAACAAATACTTCTGAAGTCTTTACTGGTACTGATGCTGGTCTTATTGCTGGCAACCTTGCCCTCAGTAGTAACGTTAGTTCAACCAGCACTACCACAGGTACTTTGGTAGTCACAGGAGGCACGGGAATCAGTCAGAACCTCTCGGTGGGTGGAACTACTAATATTGCTGGTAACACGACCTTACAGGGCACTCTGGGCGTTACTAACTTAGCCACATTTAATAATGGTGTAACGATTGCAGGTAATACAACATCAGCAACGGAATACTTTAGAATTACTGATGGGGCTGGTAGTCCAGTCACTAAGTTCTTAGTCGATACTGCATCTGGTAATACTGCAATTTTAGGAACCTTAGAAGTTACTAATGCTACAACTTTAAATTCAACTTTAGGTGTAACTGGTGCAACAACTCTTACTGGCAATCTAACAACTCAATCTACTTCAACCGTCAATATTCAGAATACCACAAACAGCAATGTATCTGGTGCAATTTCGGGAACTGCATATGCTTCTCTCGCAACCTATGGTGCTCTCAAAGTTGATGGTGGTGCTTCAATTGCTAACGGACTGGTTGTTGGTGGATCTTTAAAAATATATGGTCAGTTCGACGTAGATGGTGCTGTAAGCTATAGTGGCAACACCATATTTAAGGGTAATGTTTCTATTGACAATGATGGTTTATCACCTTTCAAATTTCAAATTACATCTTCAACAGGAAGACTTGATAGCATTGGCCAAATTGTTACTACAAATGCTACGGATGCATCTTCAACTTCCACTGGTGCTCTAATTGTAACTGGTGGTGCTGGTATTGGAGCACAACTCAGAGTTGCTGGTGTAACTACACTGTCAAATACAACAGACGCAACTACACTTGGAACTGGTGCTTTAGTTGTTTCTTCTGGTGGAGCTTCGATCAACAATCAACTAAGAGTTGGTGGATCAACCACTATTACTGGTGCAACTCAAATTAACAACACTTTAGGTGTAACTGGGATTACATCAATTACTAATACTACCGATTCTTCGGCAACTACTACCGGTGCTCTTGTAGTTACTGGTGGTGTTGGAATTGGAGCACAACTCAGAGTTGCTGGTAATGCAACATTCAGTCAAGATATTAATGTTTTAGGTGGAGACATTACTACGTCTTCTGCCACGGCTACACTATTTGATGCAGCTGCTACTACTGTACACATTGGTAGAGCAGCAACTACCGTTAGTATTGGTGCTTCTACAGGAACTATAACATTAAATAATACCAATACAGTTATTGCTGGAAATTTAATTGTTAATGGTACAACCACAACTGTAAATGCAACAACGATTACTGTTGATGATCCAGTATTAACTCTTGGTGGAGATACTGCACCATCTTCAGATGATAACAAAGATCGTGGCATTGAATTTAGATATTTTGATGTATCTGCAAAACTAGGTTTCTTTGGTTGGGATGATTCTTCATCGGGTTATCGCTTCCTGGAAAATGCTTCTAATACATCAGAAGTATTTGGCGGTACTGATGCAAGACTGTTTGCTGGAAGATTAAATCTAAGCACAGGAACAACATCAACTTCAACTACATCAGGAACTCTAATTGTTACTGGTGGTACTGGTATTTCAGAAAATTTGAATGTTGGTGGAAATACAACCTTAACTGGATTACTTGATGCTAATGGTGGTGCTTCAATTGATAATATTCAAATTGGTATTACTGGTGATAATGAAATTGATACTTCTACTGGAAACTTAACAATTGACTCTGCTGGTGGTACTACTACTATTGATGATGCTACTACCATTACTGGTATTACATCAATTACTAATACAACAGCAAGAACCATTCCGGCTGGGGGATCTACTCCTACTCTTGCTGGTGCTTTACAAGTTGCTGGTGGTGGTCACGTTGGTGGTAACTTCATAGTAAATGGTGATGTAAAAGTATATGGTTCAGCAGTATATCAAGGTGGTATCGATTACCAGGGAACACAAGCCTATTCTGGTATTATCAGACAATTAAATACTCAGGATGCTTCTACTGCAACTGATAATAATGCATCTATTTCTACTGCTGGTGGTGTTGCAATTGCTAAGCAGTTAAGAGTCGGTGGAAATAGTACTTTAACTGGATCTTTGGGAGTTACTGGTGCTACAACATTAAGTTCCACTCTCGCGGTCACTAATTTGATTACTGCTAATGCAGGTATTACTATTGTCGGATCCCCTACTGTTGGTGAAGATTTTACCATTACCGATGGTACATCAACTAAATTTGTAGTTGCTTCGACAGATGGTAGTATTTTAACTGAGGGCAATCTAACAGTTAAAGGTAATACAATTATTGGTAATGCAGTTGGAGATACTCTAACTGTAAATGCAACAGCAACATTTAATAATGAGGATATTGTCGGTACGATTAGAGATGCTAGAAAATGGACAACTGCACGAACACTTTCCTTTACCGGAGATGCCACTGGTTCGATGAGTGTTGATGGTTCGACAAATGCTTCTGCTGCATTAACACTTGCTTCAGTAGCTACTGCAGGAACATACAAATCCGTAACCATTAATGCCAAGGGTCTTGTAACTGCTGGAACTAATCCAACGACTCTTGTTGGTTATGGTATTACTGATGCTCAAGGTTTAGATGCAGATCTAACTGCAGTTGCAGGACTATCAACTACAGGAATGATTATTAGAACAGGTGCTGGTACAGCAACTACTAGGAGTGTTGCTGTTTCGGGAATTGGTTTAAGTGTGACTAATGCCGATGGTATTCTTGATAATCCAACAATTACATCCAACGCAACTAACACTAACTCAGCAGGTACGATTGTTGCAAGAGATAGTAATGGTGATTTTACTGCTCGCGTTATTACTGCTACTACTTTTAGTGGTGCTCATAGTGGTTCTGGAGCATCTCTAAGTTCAATTCCAAATAGTGCATTAAATAATTCAACGATTTCTGGTGTTTCATTAGGATCTAATTTAGGTACGTTAACTTTGAATACAACTGGAGGTGGTATTTCCGGTTCTACAACTTATAATGGAAATAGTGGTACTACATTTACTGTTACCTCTAATGCTACTTCAGCAAATACTGCATCAACTATTGTTCAAAGAGATGCATCAGGAAACTTTATTGCAGGAACTATTACTGCAACTTTAAGTGGAAATGCTGCTACAGCAACCAAATTGGCAATAGCAAGAACCATCAATGGAGTTTCCTTTGATGGTAGTGGCGATATTGCTATTACCCCAATCTACACAACCTCTAATCAAAACGGGACTGGTACTAAAACTGCATTCTCAGCAAATTCAAATAGAACAGTAAATGATATTTTTGTAATTGTCAATGGTTTGGTTCTCGTACCTACAGTAGAATATACTTATATAAATTCAACATCTAAGGTTTCGACGGGGGGTGTTGCTACAAATAGATTTGTAACCGTTGCTTCTACTGCTGGATTAGTTCCAGGGATGGCAGTAAGCGGAACTGGAATTGGAATCAATGCAGTAATCACAACTATCGTTGGAACTCAAGTTAATTTATCTGTAGATAACACAGCAACTACGGTTGGTAATACAATTACGTTTGGTGCTGTGGTTACATTAACCACTGCACCTACAGCAGGAACTAATAATGTTTCTATTAGATATCTACCACTACTAGCCTGATAAGGAGAATCTAAATGTCATCCACAAAACCAGCTACCAAATCAGAACTTAAGCAATACTGCTTACGCAGACTAGGATATCCTGCTGTAGATATTAATGTTTGTGATGATCAACTAGATGATCTTATTGAACAGGCAATTGAGTATTATCAAGATTTTCATTATGAAGGATCTTATAGAACTATTCTCAGAATAGAAATCACTGAGGAGATGAAAGAATATGCCCAGGGGGTTGAAAATATTACAGGCACAAATTGGAGTCAGGCAGCAAATTATATCGAATTACCTCCTTATGTAAAGGGTATTGATAATGTCTATACCCAAGTTAGTACTTCATCATCTATTCCAGGTAATATTTTTAACATCAAATATCAGTTATTTTTGAATGACATTTACGCATTCACAAATAATCAAATTGTACATTATTACATGGTACAGAATTACTTGGAAACTTTAGATTGGATTACCAATTCAAGACTTTATAAGAGAATAAGATATACATCAAACATGAAAAAACTTTATGTTGATATTGATTGGGGAGAATTAGGTACGGGCGAATATTTTGTTGTTGATTGCACTATGGGTGTAGATCCACAGCTATATCCAGAAACGTATAATGAGTATTGGTTGAAAGAATATGTAACAGCATTATTTCAAAAACAATGGGGTCAAAATCTCAGTAAGTATGATGGAATTCAAATGCTTGGTGGTGTAACTCTTAATGGTAGAAGAATTCTTGAAGATGCAAACGAAAAGATTAAAGAGTTACAAGAGACATTAAGAACTACATACGAATTACCGCCTCTAGATCTAATCGGATAATCAAATGACATCTTCTAATTGCACTCAAAGTCCAAACCCGGTACCAGATTGTAGATTGCGTTTAAATGGTACTTCTGCAGAGCAAAATCTTCTTAATGATTTAGTTACGGAATCTATTGATATCTACGGTCAAACTGTATATTATATTCCACGAACTTTAGTAAAAGAAGATAGTCTTTTCAACGAAGATACTATGTCTTCTTTTAATGGTGCGTATGAAATTAGAGCATATTGCAATACTGTAGATGGATGGGAAGGTCAGGGTGATTTACTAACCAAGTTTGGTATTCGAATTGAAGATAAAACGACATTTGTGATTTCGAGAAGAAGATTTACAGAAGCTGTCGATGATCAAGATTTAATCGTTGATGGCAGACCGAATGAAGGTGATTTAATTTGGGCACCTTTTTCCAGTGACTTATATCAAATTACATTTGTAGAGCATGAAAAACCTTTCTATCAATTAGGTACAGGTTATGTTTGGGAACTGAAATGCGAACTCTTCCAGTATAGTCATGAAGATCTGGATACTGGAATATCTGCTGTTGATGAAATTGAAGAGGAAGATAGTTATACATTAGATCTGACATTTGCTTCTGGTGGTACTGGAAATTATACTATAGGTGAAACAGTCACTGGATCAACATCTGATGCAACTGGAGAGGTTGTATCATGGAATTCTAGCACAAGAGCATTACGTCTAAATAACTTAACAGGTTTATTTAAAGATAATGAAAATGTTGTTGGTGCAACTTCAGGAACAACTAGAACTATTAATATTTTAGATTCTTATAACATGGGTGAAATTGAAGGAGCCCAGAATAAATACTTTGAGGTCCAGGGGGATCTTATCCTGGACTTTACTGAAGAAAATCCATTTGGTGAAATCGGAGATATTGGAGATAAATTTTAATGTTAGGAACCTATTTTTATCACGAAATTTTTAAAAAAACCATCGTTGGTTTTGGAACTCTTTTTAATAATATTCAATTGAGAAGAGTTGCAGAAAGCAAAACAGAGGTTATGAAAGTTCCTCTTGCATATGGACCTGCGGAAAAATACCTTTCACGTTTAAGACAAACTCCTGACCCAACTCAATCAAAAATTCAAATTACGTTACCAAGGATTGCGTTTGAAATGACTGGTATTACATATGATAATAGTCGTAAAGTTGCACCGACTCAAATTGTCAGAGTTGATGATAAAAAATCATATATTGCAGTTCCATATAATTTAAATTTTGAATTAAATATTTTATCAAAGAATCAAGACGATGCTTTGCAGATTGTGGAACAAATTTTACCATTTTTTCAACCATCATTTAATATCACAATTCAAATGATTCCAGAGATTGTTGAGGTAAAAGATGTTATTATAAATTTGGACAATGTTTCTTATAGAGATCAATATGAAGGAGATTTAGATGTTGCAAGAGTATTAATTTATACTTTAACATTTACTGCAAAAACTTATGTCTATGGACCAGTAAGAGATATTACCCAGATAAGAAAAGTTATTGCAGATACTTATCCATCTATGGATACCATAAATGCGCCAAGAGTTCAAAGATATACAGTTGAACCAGATCCAATTGATGCAGTTTCGGATGATGATTTTGGATTTAATGAAACTTACGCAGAATTTACAGATATGAAAAAATGGAATCCGGAAACAGGAGAGGATGAACCGATATGAGTACATTTGAAGGACTGGACCAAGTTTTTGACGTGGAACCAACTGAGATTATTGAATCACTAAAAGAAGTCCCTTCATCTCAAAAACCAGAAATACAACAAGATTATGAAGTAACTAGAGCACAGTTGCACAATCTTGTCATGAAAGGTCAAGAAGCCATCGACGGCATTCTTGATGTTGCTAGAAGTTCAGATCACCCCAGAGCATATGAGGTTGCTGGACAGTTAATTAAAAACGTTGCTGATGTTGCTGATAAATTGATTGACCTTCAGAAAAAAATGAAAGAAATCGATGAGAAACCTAGATCAAGTCCTACTACAGTTAATAATACTATGTTTGTTGGATCAACATCACAGTTGGCAAAGCTCCTCAAGCAAAATGCAAAGGGGACTAAATAAAACATAGGAAAGAATTAATCTCGGAGTTTAATATGTCGGTTTTAAAAGTTATACAAAATATTGCTGCAGTAAGTTGCTCTGGCGGTGCTGCTGCACAGTCATCTGCGGTTATTGTGATGAGTGGAATTTATCGTTTTGTTGCTGATTCTAATGATGCTATTCACGTTGCTTGGGGAGGAAATCCAACCGCAGAAAGCAACGATTTACATATTCCAAAAGAATCTGTAGAATTAGTAAAAGCAGCATCACCAAAAAGAGGTGTAATTACTTCAGTGACCACTGGTGCTTCTAATACAGTGATTACCATGGCACAAGATGGAAGAACTCCATCACACCCATTTAGAGTTGGTGATTATGTAACTTGCACAGGTTCTTCCGTTGCCGCATACAATAGTGGTATTACTCACCTTGCTGTCACTGCTGTCACTGACACTACTGTAACTGTATCACTAAACTCATCTGGATATTCTGCTTTTACTGGAACTGCAACTTTATCAAACTCTATCAAGTTTTCTGTAAAACCTGATGATAATGGTGCTGCAACGGGTCACATCACAGAAGTTCAAATTGTTGGAGGTTGATATGTTAAACGAAAACACAGGGACGGGTGCTGCTCGCAGAGCAAAGTTCGGTGGCATCAAACAAAGAGTAAGTTCGTCTGAAGTTGTCTCAAATACTCAAAGACAAAATCAAATTGCCGACCACGCTGCTAGAAAGAAAGCTGCTGGAGATGCGGCACATGCAGCTGCAACTGAAGCAGGCAAGAGTCCTATGGAAGCAGAAACAGCAAGAAACAGAGCACACAGACAATACGAAAAAGCACAGAAGAAACTAAGGGAAGATCACACCGCAATTGCTATGGGCAAGATGCTTGATAGTGAAGGTGCAATGATCAACAATCAACTTGAAACCATTGAAAGATCAGTTGCACTCCTTAGGGCACAAATCAAGTCCGATGATATGCAAGTTCCTGCTTGGGTTCAGGCAAAAGTAACTCTTGCAACAGAGAACATTCTTACCTGTGCAAATTACATGGCAGGTAAAGATGAAAATGTAAAAGAAGAAGTAAAATCATTTGCAGACTTTATTAAAGAAGGTGCTGCTTGGCAAAGAAAAGAAGGTAAGAATAAAAATGGTGGTCTAAATGAAAAAGGACGTCAATCTTACGAAGAAGAAAATCCTGGATCTGACCTTAAGGCACCTTCAAAGGTTGTTGGTAATCCCCGTAGGACATCATTCTGTGCCAGAATGAAAGGAATGAAATCTAAACTAACTTCTAAGAAAACTGCAAGGGATCCAAACTCCCGTATAAATAAGTCGTTACGTGCCTGGAATTGTTGATATTGTATGAAACCTGAAGAGGTCTATCTTGGTAATCCAAATCTAAAAAAAGCAAACGTAGCACTTGAATTTACTCCTAAGCAGATTAAGGAATTTATCAAGTGCCGAGAAGATCCCATTTATTTTGCAAGAAACTATATAAAGATTGTTTCTTTGGATGAGGGTCTTATTCCATTTAAGATGTGGAATTTTCAGGAACAACTCATCAACAATTTTCATAATAATAGATTCAACATTGCAAAGCTACCAAGACAGACAGGAAAATCAACGACGTGTGTTTCCTATCTGATGCATTATGCTTTGTTTAATGATAATGTAAAGATTGCTATCCTTGCAAACAAAGCAGAAACGTCAAGAGAACTTCTGTCTCGTTTACAGTTATCATATGAAAATCTTCCTAAGTGGATGCAACATGGTATCTTGTCATGGAACAAAGGATCTCTAGAATTAGAGAATGGTTCTAAGATCATTGCAGCATCTACATCTTCTAGTGCAGTCCGAGGAAACTCTTTCAATATTATCTTCCTAGACGAATTTGCGTTCATTCCAAATAATATTGCTGAGCAGTTCTTTAGTTCAGTATATCCTACCATTTCATCTGGTAAGACAACCAAAGTTATTATTATTTCGACACCAAACGGAATGAATATGTTCTATAAACTTTGGCATGATGCTGAGAGACAGAAAAACAGTTATATTCCTTTGGAAGTTCATTGGTCTCAAGTTCCTGGCCGTGATGCTAAGTGGAAAGAAGAGACTATTGCCAACACCTCGCAAAGACAATTCACTCAAGAATTTGAATGCGAATTTTTAGGATCGGTTGATACTCTAATCAATCCTTCTAAACTTAGAAATATGGTTTATGAAGATCCGATTACTTCAAATAAAGGATTGGATATTTATGAAGAAGTAAAACCAGATCATCAATATATTCTTACTGTAGATACTTCACGAGGAACCAGTCAAGATTACTCGGCATTTATTATTGTTGATATTACAACCATTCCATATAATATTGTTGGTAAGTATAAGAACAACGATATCAAACCAATTCTATTACCGAATATTATTCACGACGTTGCTAAGAATTATAATAAAGCATACATTCTCATAGAAGTCAATGATATCGGCGCTCAAGTTGCTGATATTCTACAATACGATCTAGAATATGACAACCTGTTAATGTGTTCAATGCGAGGTCGTGCAGGTCAGATTGTAGGATCAGGATTTAGCGGCAAAAGAGCTTCTCTTGGGGTTCGCATGACTTCTGCTGTAAAGAAAGTTGGTTGCTCGAATCTTAAAGCACTGATCGAGGAAGATAAACTTATTGTAAAAGATTACGATATCATTAGCGAACTGACAACATTTATTCAGAAGGGTAATTCCTTTGAGGCAGAAGAAGGATGTAATGATGATTTAGCAATGTCATTAGTTATCTTCTCTTGGTTGGCAATGCAACCCTACTTTAGGGAAATGACAAATAACGATGTTCGTCAAAGAATCTATGATGATCAAAGAGAAGCAATTGAAGCAGATATGGCTCCATTCGGATTTATTTTAGATGGAACTGAAGATCAAAGTTTTGTGGATGTTGATGGCGATCGTTGGCATCTAGATGAATATGGGGATACGGCATATCTGTGGGAATATCGATAGTGGATTTAAATAGTCAAATAAATTTAGAACATTTATTATTCGTTGATCGAAAATGTAGAGTTTGTGGTGAAGTTGGTAGTTTATTAACAGATTTTTATTTGACTAGAAAAGATCGAGGGGCTTGGCCATCAGCATATTCATATGAGTGTAAAAAATGCACTATACAAAGAATTAAAAATAGCAGAAGAAAAAAAATAGATATTGATACAGAATATCCTAATTGGTGACTATGTTCATGTATTGTTTCCCCAATAGAAAAATGGGTTTTCATAAATAATTTCAGATTAACCTAGAAAATCTTCCAGGAGAATAAACATGGCATTAAGTCAACTATCGCCAGGTGTAGTTCTTAGAGAAATTGACAACTCTACCGTAACTACTTCAAGCAGTCCTGCCTTTGCAGCAGTTGTTGGTCAATTTGCTCGCGGACCAATTAATGAAATTAGAACAATTTCAACAGAAGAGCAACTAAAATCAATTTTTGGAAAACCAAATGACAGTAACTTTGAATCATGGTTTGCTGTTTCTCAATATATGTTATATGGTGGTACAGTTAAAGTTGTTAGATCAGATGCTACAGCATTAAAAAACGCTGTTACTAACGGAACTGCAACAAAAATTCAAAATATTGATGACTTCGAAGCAAATTTTGAAACAGGTCAAGATTGGTTTTTTGCAGCAAAAACTGCAGGTACTTACGGAAATGGCGTAAGACTATTCATGACTGATGCTGGTCCTGATCAAATTTTAACACTTGATGCCCCATTATCAGGTGACGAATGGAAATTTGTTGAAGGTGCAGATATTTCAGCATCTTCGGGAGCTGCTGCCAAAGTATATAAGTATTCTTTAATCCTAAAACTATCTAATATTGTTGGTAGTTTTGCAGAAGACGATGCATTAGTTGGGGGAGATAATTGCACAGTAGTTGCATATGATTCTACAGAGAAAATCGTCGAAATTACTCTTGCAAGCGATTATGCTGGTATCGTATCTACTTCAGATACACTAAATCAATCTTCATCTGGAGCATCTGCAAGTATTACTTCAGTAACCAGAAAACTTTTAAGTGTAACCAATAGAGGTTCGATTAATTTTCAAGTTGGTAATGATATTACTGATGCAAATTCCAACAGTGTAAATATTGGTTCTGTTGCAAAAGAATATCTAACTAGAGAAGTAATTAAAGGATTAAGATGGGTTAATATTGCACAACGTCCAGGAACTTCTCCATTTGTTGCAAATAAAAATGGATTTAGAGATGAAATTCATGTTATTATTGTAGATACTGAGGGTAAAGTAACTGGTACTCCAAATACAATTTTGGAAAAATTTGCGGGTCTATCAAAAGCATCTGATGCTAGGACGACAAATGGAGAAAACAATTATTATGCAACTGCACTTAAGAATAGATCAAACTATGTTTATGCTGGTAGTGTAAATACCACTGATATTTTTTCTGTTCCTAGCGGAGTTGCAATTGGAACTGCAGCTGCTAATTCCTCATACAATCTTCTCCAAGAAAAATCAGGTACAACAAATCCAATTGGCGGAGATGTTCTTGTTGGTGGACAACTAGGTGCAACAGTACAATATGTTTTTAATGGTGGTGTTGATTCATATGCCTTTAATTTAGAGGCATATTCAACTTCTTTGGCATTATTTGCAGATTCTGAATCTGAACAAATTGACTTTATAATTCCTGGATCTATGGGAGCAGATGATACTGAGGCACTAGCTAAAGCAGCAGAAATTCTTACTGTAGTTGAAAACAGAGCAGATTGCATGGCATTCTTCTCACCATTAAGATCTAATGTTATTGGAATAACTGACTCTGAAGAAATTACTAGAAACATATCAACATTCTTTAGTAGAATGCCTAGCACTTCGTATGCGGCATTTGATTCTGGATATAAGTACATCTATGATGTGTATAATGATACATATCGTTATATTCCATGTAGTGCTGATATAGCTGGCCTTTGCTTGGCAACAACAAGAAATCAAGATCCTTGGTATTCTCCTGCTGGATTTACTAGAGGGGTTTTGAGAAATGCGATCAAACTCGCATACTCACCAACAAAACCACAAAGAGATACTTTATACTCAGAAAGAGTTAATCCAATTGTTTCTTTCCCTGGTCAAGGTATTGTATTATTTGGTGATAAAACTGCTCTCGGTCATGCATCTGCTTTTGATAGAATTAATGTTCGTCGTTTGTTCCTAACAATCGAAAAAGTAATTGGTTCCGTTGCTAAGACACTACTCTTTGCACAAAACGATGAGACTAGCAGATCACAATTTAGAAATTTTGCTGAACCTTACCTAAGAGGTATTCAAGGTAGAAGGGGTTTAACTGATTTCTTAGTTAAGTGTGATGATGATAATAATCCTCCAGATTCGGTCGATAGAGGAGAGTTCTATGCTGAGATTTATCTGAAACCAACAAGAACAATTAATTATATTACTATTTCCTTCATTGCAACCAGAACTGGCGTTGCATTCGAAGAAATTGCATCGTAATTT